ATGAAAAAGAAACAAGCCATCACCATTCTTGCTAGTATAGAAACATATGAAAACTTAGTATCTTTTCAAAATCTCAAGGAGCTAAATGACACTGTACGCGCATATAAAGAACAATTTGCTGATCGATTAAATAAAAATCAATTGGCTGTACTCAATCACTTACACACCCATTCTTGTAAATATTTTGGCGTTTCTTTTAAATCCAAAAAGAAGATTGCTGAAGTACTTCATATTAGCCGCAGAACAGTTATTCGTGCATGCCAACACTTAGAATCACTTGGTATCATCAAACAACTAGAAATGAAACGTAAAAGTGATATGAGACAAACAAGTAACATTATTGTAATCCAACCAATCTTCACAAAAGACGAGTTTGTCACAGAAGCCCCTACTAAAACTGTGGAAATTTGTCACACCAAGAAAACAACTACTAAAACCTTAAAACAAAAGATAAAAGATATAAATAAACGTAAGGTAGATTCAGCTGACACAACACCTGAAAAGAATGTACAACAAGCAAATTTTATTGCACACTGGGTTCCAGAACGTTTTGCTTCTCTAGCCTCTGCTTATTATTCAAAAGCGAGAACTATTCAAGAATTTTGGAAAGTAGTAAAACAGTGTAATTGTGTAGTAAATCATACAACAGGGGAAACTGCTTTTGATAAAGAACAAGAATTACATATTGGTGTACAGGCCATGAAAGAATTTGTGATGAAAATAAAAGATGGAGCCCGCATGAAAAAAGGATGGTTCTCCTATTTCAATGGTATCGTAAACAACTTGATGAACAAATATTATTTTGACCCCGAATTTGGTATGTGATATCTTCTTTTACACTTCAGGTACCACATATACCTTTGCATATACACTATGCTGCACAGCAAATTGTTCTAGCGTCTTTTGCCTATATGGTGTGATTGTAAAGAAGTGAACAATAGGAACTTTCCCGTTATATTTATTTTTATAATACAAGGTGAATTCACCATACTTATTCATTTTTTCGCTGTTCACATTCATCATTTGTGTACGATCTATTTCAACTGCGTTTAAAATCCCGTCACTATCACGGTACTTTACATCTGGAATAATCGTTCTCTTATTTTCATGCACTTTATAACGTATAGGGGCTTCTATCTGCCAATCTTCAGGACAAAATAGATACAACCACGCTTCGTTCCTCATAAGGCTGTGTGCTAATCGAATGGTAGGTACAACCTTTTCTGTATCATCGAATAGCGCACGTCCTTGTTTATTGAGGTAATATACATGCTCTTTTTTATAAACGGTACTATTCACATATGGGCTCAAATCTTTTAGAATACGATTTGCATTCCGTATTCCTCCCATATCGTGAATGGCCATCAAATGTCTTCTTGTCGCAAATTTCAGCTTTCTAATCGAGGTCAAAATCATCATCTGACGATTCATTTTGATATGTGTCTGCATATGCATCTTTTTTCACCTCGTATTGTTTTAATACGTCCCACATTTGTTCATTTGAGATATAAGGGACTTGAACTTCTGTTAATCGATCTGTTTTAAAAAGCGCACGCCCCGGTATACTTTCAATCAATTCGAGACCAGTTTCATCGATGACAACTTGAGAAGCCGTTTGAGTTGGTAACCGAAATCCTAATTTTGCATCACTGTTTTGTTTGACTTGACGTGGTAAAGTATCGCCAGTAGGGTATTGCGTGCAAAAAATCAATCGAAATCCTAATGCTCCACCAATTCGCGCTATATGAGAAAGCATCTGTTGACAAGCTCCTAATAACTTTTGTTGTTCCCGATTCATACTTTTATCAGGACAAAGTTCTGCCCCTTCATCCACGATAATAAAGTAGCGTTCTCTTATATTTGTTTCCACCACATTGGTATAATGGTGTTCTTTCATAAAAAGCATTTTTTCTTCCATCTTTTTTAGAATCGCCCTTAATACCTGAAAAGCTTCCATTGGCTTTTCTGCAATCGACTCAATCTGTTTTACATTTTTGTATGGTCCGAACTCTAATCCTCCTTTTAAATCAATAATAAACAAGTGCGTATATTCTGCTTGTGCAGTAATAAGAGATGTCATCACATTCTTTAGAAATACAGTCTTTCCCATACGTGTTAAACCACCTAATGTCATATGTGGTGTTTTATCAAAATCGTGATAAATCAATTGTTCTAAACTTTGCCCGATTGGCACAAGCCATTTTCCAACTTTCATTAAATTTTTCGACCATTCCCACTTCTTCGGTATTTCTTGATCGAATACACGAATGTTCAATCTATAATTGTCATACTGAATTCGAACAGGTTTATTTAACCCTTCACTTACAACATCTTCAACCTTTCGAATAATTTTACTTGGCATACCAACAGGCAACTCATACACGTATGTTGTACTTCTATCATCATGAGTTCGTTTCTTAAATTTTGGATAATGAATCTTATCATCTTTTTTGATTGCAATTCCTGACACTTCAAAAAACACTTGTATCTTCTTTTTATCATCTATTTTCCTTTTAAACCGATCACTTACGAATGCAAAAGTTAAAGCTGTCATCGGGACCCATAGTAATTCCAACATAAACATTTCTCCTTTAGATATCCTATAAGGATATCATTGCACTTTATTGGAAGCGAACAGGACTAGCATTTTTGCTTGTGAGGTCTATTGTCCCTCTCTTCCACATCGTATTCCTTCATAGAAACATAACGAGAACGTAACGTAGAAGATATAAGAACGAGCCCGTAAGCGTTGTATACATAGTCATACGTGGAAGCCAATATGGAACACTCTTCCCCATTTTTTCAGCTACACTCATCGCAACTACAGACAAGCCTGTTGCCGTCCAAATAATAACGACTTCTCCTGCAAGTGTCATAGCCATTCCTCGGTCAATTCATCTTTCTCACGAAATTTAATCCCCGATTTGGTAGCTACAATCTGATACCGCTCCATTAAATCTTGCCAATTCAATATATCTTCCTCTTCTCCATATAAATCTTCTTCAATTACTTGTGATAAGCTGAAATATCCTTTGTACTCTTTGTTATCAAATACTTCATGGTTCCTCATGTGAGTAAGAATTGATTCCGTTTCTTTTCTAGATCTAGATTCGTTATACATGTGACGTAGTTCTTTTGATGAATATAAATAAGGCGTTGTATTGAGGTAACTATACTGAGAACGCATGTAACCCTCTCCTCTCTTGATATCTACAATGCCATACGGAAGTCCAAGTAGAATTCTTCGTGGGCTTCCGTATGGAAGTAATATAGGTATATGAACCAGAAGGAGGATTATTGCCTGTACACCTGAAATTTATTTTTTAAGAGGACAAAAATGATTTCACTAGAATATACATACTAGGAGGTGGAATAATGCTTCAAAGTAATTTAAAACAAATTGTAGATAAAAAAGGCTTGCGATATGGATTTATAGCGAAGAAAGTAGGTATAGCAAACTCAACAATGACTAATTTGCTGCAAGGCGGAACACCGACACTTTTAGTAGCAATTAGAATAGCTAAGGTTCTTGATATGCGTGTTGAAAATATTTGGATTGAAAAAAATAAGGAGGATACATAATGAAATTTAAGCTTCGTGTTATTTTATTTTTAGCGACTATTTTTTTAGCAATCATTACCTTTTTCGCATTGACTACTAGGGATGATAATAAAATATCTAAAGATGAATTTAAAAACATCCATCAAGGAATGTCTATCCAGGAAGTTCGAAAAATTATTGGCGGTGATGGAGAAGAAAATAAATTAACTGATACTATTACTGAAATTACATATAAATCAATTGACGGTATAACCAACGGAGAGGTTAAATTTTCATTTAAAGATGATAAATTATTTTCTATTGGAGATTTTGCCTACGCTTCATCTGAAAGTAAAACTTATCAATCTGATCAAAATCAAAACTCAAATAATTCCAATGAAAGTCTTTCCACAACAACACTTCCTACAAATAATAATTTAGAAAAAAGGATTAAGGATATTGTAAAATCGAGCATTGGTTCAAAATCATTAACAAATTTAGAAATCAACAAAAATATGGGGACAGCAACTGAAGATGATAAAATTGCTATACTTACTATCCACGCAAGTGATAACCTTACAGATAATATGTTTAAGCAAGGAATGTGGATGGACACACAAAAAATCTTAAAAGGTATAGCCAATGAAAAAGAAATAAGTGAGATTGCTTTCTTTTGGCAATTTGAAACAGTTGATCCATACGGTACTAAGAAAGTTGATAATGTGATGAAAATAATTTTTAATCGCGAAACAATTGATAAAATTAACTTTAGTAATTTTATCTTTGAAAATATCCCTAAAACAGCGACCACTTATTGGGAACACCCATCTTTAAAAAAAGAATAAATTCAAACAAAAATAAGAGCCGTCAAATGACGGCTTTTATTTTTTATAAAACTATTCTTTTGTAGAAAATCACTTCACATACACATAGGCTTCATTTGTTGTTACATAGTATGTTTTGCCTTTACTATTGTGAACTTTATATTGTGGTGAACCATTTACATTTACTTTTGCATCAATTGTAAATCCTAATCCTGCATCTACAGAACCAGCCACATCTTTATCCTGCCAAGATGGAGCATCATAGAATCGTAGGTTATTAACTTTAGAAACAACACGCTTACCTACAATAGAAGAATCCACTGTACTCTTTTTATTAAACTTCACATAAGATGGGTCGTTCTTAATCCACTGCTCTCCACCAAGATTTAACCAACCATCCTTTTCAGCCCATACAACATAAGATTCTGGTTTGTTTAATTGACGAATCTTAGAATAGCTTGTACCCGGTCCTTTTCGTAAGTTAACGTTGTAACCTTCAATATAAGCAATACCGTCTGTTACAGCTGTTGGTACTTCTGCTGGTTTAGATGGTTTTTCAGGTACAGAAACATCAACACTAGAATTGTTATAAGCTCGTTGTACATCAGCACGGAATTGAGCTTCTGATACGCCATGAGACTTTAAGTAATCAAGTGGATCTTCATGATCTGTTCCGCCAAGATATTTCGTCACATCGTAGTGAGTCCATAATCCTTTTTCCACAGATAAACCACGATCACGTAGGATTTTAGCAAGTAACTTCACATATTTATCATAACTGCGTTTGAATTTATCGTAATCTGCTGTTTCGCAAAGTTCAACATGTACAAAGCGTTTATTTGCTCCTGGTCCACCACCATAAGCAATATACTTTGTATCAGCAATTTGGATTGTTTCATTCCAGTCAACTGCATAGTGAACAAATGCGTTTCTCCATGTACGAGACTCATATTTTTGAATATTGATAGCTGGTGCTTCTGGAGTCGCCGTAGAATGAGCTACAACTCCCTCATAAGCGCCAACACCGTAACGATATGGCTGTTTAGGTAAATCTGGAATAATAAGTGTTCTATCAGCAAAAGCGCTTGTTGCAATGGATAAAACTAAAATAACCGCAAAGATTACAGAAGAAATATGTTTTAATGTCTTTTTCATTTTTCATCACCATTCCCCATGATTTTTTGTTTAATATCTGATACATCTTTTGAAAGTGAACCAAATGCTTTTGCCTGTTCTTCGATGACCGCTTGGTTTTTTTCAATCACTTTTTGGTACTGCTCTTCACGCTGCTCATTCTTTTTTTGCGTAGTAAAAAGCATCCACACGAATAACGCTGCGAATGCTCCTTGTTGAACCATTGAATTAAAAATTGCATCCTCCACTGTTCTCATCTCCTCGTATGATTAAGTTAGGTTTTTAGGGACGGGATGTACCTATAAATCCAAGGGTATCTATTTTTATGAGATACTAATATTTGTAGATAGAGTGTTGCCGACCATCTCCCTGAATCTTTGTATTCGTAAAAAAGAGCGGTACCTCTGTCTAATAAGTAGTTTACGAATGAGTTGGATGTTGATGACCATTGGTCATTCTTCGTATCTCTTACGAGGTAGTAGCGCTTATTAGTTCAGGGGAGGAAAGCACTATCTAACACTAATTAATATAGGGGTGTAAGCTATGTTCTATTTAGGTATTGATATCGCTAAACATAAACATTATGCGTCCATTATCGATCAAACGGGAAAACCTATTACTAAGCCATTTCCTTTTCAGAATCACAAAGAAGGTGGACAAACCCTTTTAAATCAGATCTACCAATACATTGAGTCTCCTACAGAAATACTGATTGGAATGGAAGCCACCGGACATTATTGGTTAGCTGTTTATTCTTTTCTACTGGATCATGGATTTTCAGTCATTGTATTAAACCCCATTCAAACCAATGCCTGGCGAAAAGGAACAGAAATTAGAAAGCGAAAAACAGACGCCATTGATGCCACTATGATTGCCGATATCATTCGATTTGGCCGTTTTGTTGAAACCCCACTTGTGGACGAAAAAATGTTCGCTCTAAAACAAATGAGCCGCTTTCGTAATGCGCTTGTAAGCAATATGAGTGATTTAAAACGAAAAGCTCTTGTCGTATTAGATCAGACTTTCCCAGAGTACCAAAGCATCTTTTCGGATGTTTTTGGTAAAACTTCTTCACAAATCTTACTTGAATATGCCTCTCCTAGTGACTATGAACAGATATCTATTGATGATTTAACACAAATAATTGAGCAAACCAGTCGTAACCGACTAGGAAAGAAAACAGCTAACAAGCTAATGGAATTAGCCTCTAATTCGTTTGGTGTTACCTTTTGTAAAAACGCTTTTTCCTTCCAACTAAAAATGTTGATGGAGCAAATTAGTTTTATCGAAGATCAAATCAAAGAATGTGAAGACGAAATGTCACAACTTTTAATTGATTTAGATACTCCTATCATGACAGTACCTGGCGTTGGACCAATTTTAGGTGCCACTATACTAAGTGAAATTGGGGATATACACCGCTTTGACAAACCATCTAAACTTGTCGCTTATGCAGGCATTGATGCCTCTGTGTCCCAATCTGGACAATTTGAATCATCAGGTATGTCTATATCTAAGCGTGGCTCTTCTCATTTACGTAGAGCCTTATTCCAAGCCGCTATTACAGCCCATAAACATGACCCTGTCTTGAAAGCTTTTTATGAGAAGAAACGAAAACAAGGAAAGCACTACTATGTTTGTATAGGAGCTGTAGCTAGAAAGTTGTGTTACATTATCTATGCCATCCTAAAAAACAATAAACCGTATGAAATCCCTCAATATTCAAAAGAAGTTTGATACTTTTATTTTTTTAACATCTCTTAGGGTTATTTGGTGCACCCTTTTTTTAATTTCCTATTTATAAAATTCCTCTTGACTTCTCATAGTTGGTCTTTTTATCAATAAAAAAAGAAGCATACATATGCTCCTGATTAAGCTGCAAAGCAACTTGGATCCATCCCAAATATCTCTGCAATATCTTCTTCACTTCTATCCTTCAGATAAGATTCCGTTGTAGAAATATCAGAATGATTAGCAAGCGATTTTAATTTTTCGAGTGGTACACCTTGCACCTTTAAATTATCTAATCTGCTATGCCGGAAACAGTGGGGATTGACTTTAAACTCTTTCCCTTCCTTTTCGTTCAGCATCTTAGCAAATATCTTGCACCAATAATTAAATACACTTTTGTTTAATTGTCTTCTCTCACCATTCTTATAAACTCGTACAAACAAATCCGGAATGGCATCCTTACCTCGTTGATCTATATATAAACGAATACATTTCTGTACTCGTGGATTGTAATATAATCTAAACTTCTTACCGCGCTTTCCTCTGACCACATTTGTATAATATTGTTCTGTCAGTCCTTCCTTCTGAACCTGGTAAACTTCATTTTTTCTCGCTGCACTGTAATAAGAAAGAGTTAAATACGTTGCCAACATATATTTCTCTTTTTCCAGTAATTCATCAATTAACCAATTAATTTGGTCATCATTAATAAATGTAATTTCTCTAATTGGATTCTTAGGTAAACCACGTACCCTTGAACCTACATTGAATTCATACTCATAGTCATCATCATCAGCGCAAAATTCAAGAGCTGAACGTAATGCGCTCATTAATCCATTCACACGTGCATTTGACATTCCCATCTCCTGAAAAATAATAGATAAATTTCGGATGTCTTTACGTGTTAACTCAGTCAGATTTTTATTTTCGAAGTGTTGATGTATTAGAAACAAAATAATTCGCAAATCCCAACCATATTGTTTTAAAGTGCTTGCCGCTTTCCCTTGTGCTTTCTTTTCAATAAGAAAATCTTTGACTAGGTTTTTGTTTTCTTGGCTAACATGCTTTTCATAAATTACTTGGTCTACTATTCGTTTCACACTGATCATCTCCTCAAAATAAAAAGAGAAGCGAAATCACTCCTCTTGATCTATGAATTGAATTGATTCAAAGCCGTATTTTATGCAAAATAAAAAACAGCTTATGGCTGCTCTGGTTTCTCATTTATTAATTGTTGTACTAATACCTTTAATTCATAAATTTCAGCTTTCATTGAAACTTTCTCAAGTTTTTCTGCTTCAAGTTGTTCTTTAAGAGTGTCAACTTCCTGCTTCCACATACCGTGGTCAAATTGAAGATTTTTAACTTTAAAGTCAACTTCTTGTATTGCTTGAATAGAAATTGCAAACGAGCTATAAAGTGTTACAGCGTCTTTCTGTGGTGTGGTGAATACATCGTCAGAGTCCTCCGCAATCATACCGTAATTAATTGGAAGTGTAATAGACTCCCCTGACTCGAAGCGTTCAACATCTCTTATAAAGTGATACTGTTTGATGTTTACAGAGTTGATTTTATCTAAAGCAGAGAATGGAAGGTCTTCTATGTCCGTTTTAAGCGTACGAGAAGAATTAGGGATAAATTCTTGCGCCCACATACGCCCTGAAGCAGATATATTTTCTTTAGCTCGCAGTGTTCTTAACTCTATATCTCGCCATCCATTACCATACACATCTTTAATTTGTAAATTCATATCATAGCCTGATACAAGACTCGCTCTTAGCATTAATCTTCCCATGTTTAAATCATGATCATTAACGCCATTGGCAAAGTATATACTGTTACCAGTACTTTTTCTATCAAAATGAAACTCACCATAGTCATTTTTAAAATAATGTGGCTCTGTGGTTGTCACTATAAACTTTCCGTATCCTGGAGCCCATCCCACTGAGTTAAAAACAATGTCATTCAAATTATCAAAGTATAATCTTCCGGCTGCATATGCATACAGATGTCCACCGTCATTCTGCATTTGAATATATGATGACCATATATTGGTGCCTTCTGCATTTTCTCCTTTAGAAATCCCAAATTTCGCATACGCTTTAGAAGGTTGATCGACTCCATTAATTCGTGGCATGACTTGATAAATATAAAACGATCCTGTACCAGCGTATTTTCTATTATCAGAACCAAGGACTAATGAAGGTTGAATACTTCCATCATTTGCTTCCATAAATCCTATATAACCACGCGGCCTATCTGCATCGAAAATCTTCATGTCTTGCTTATTTATTTCAACAAATCTGTTTCCACTTGTTTTAAGTGTTACCCCTTCTAAAACCTGTCCTTTAATATGATTCGCTGTAATAAAACCTACTAAGTTAATCCTGTTCGCATTCAAAGTAATGTTTTCTTTACTCATATTGAATGCTGCAATTACATCGTTCTCTTTTACAGATAGACTAACGCCCTTTTCAGTTAACTGAAGACGGGTTTCCATATCTCTTACATAAGAATCTTTTGCAAATTGTCCATTTGCTTGCTCTATTGTGTATACTTCTTTCTTTTTTGCTGCGGCATTGATACCCTCTTCATTTATAGTGAAACGGTTGTCGACCATAGTCATTTTCTGATTAAATTGTTCCGTTGCAAGTTTATTAGCTAGTTCGCCCAGCAAATCTTGTTTATTTTTATCGACTGTTTGCTTCAACTCAGGTATCTTAAATCCAGCAACATAATTCTCTACTTGTTTAAGCTCAACTTTTGCACCGATTGCTGTTGCCTGTTGTTCAATTTTTGTATTTGCATCAGTAAGCTTTTTCCCTTGATCTGATACTACATTATTTAAATTGCCCACTGTGGAAGATAATCCAGTTGCTGTTTGCTCCACTGTAGTCATGCGCTTTTCGAATCCATCTTGACTATTCTTCACCTTAGATACAGTATTTGTTACACCATCCACACTTTTTTCAATCTCGGTTGTTTTTTTAGTGAATTCATCATTCGTTACTTGATTTTCTGGAGCTGGTGTCCAATCCTGTGGCTTATTACCTTTATATAAAGCTACCCATTCTACAATGGCTTTTGTAGTGTTACTTGGAAAGTTATATAGGCTCAACTTCCTTTCATTTCCACTCGTTACTGCTACAGCTTTAAAAGTTACATAGGTAACTCCATTCGCATAAACACTTGTTGCATATCCAACATTACTAGACCCACCATTCATCCAAATACCAAACTTTTGACTTGCAGGTACACTCCCTTTAATTACAAAAGTATATTCTTCACCTGCAACAAAATTTTCAGTTAGCGAAAATACATTGATTAAATAATCCGTTTTTTCGTATTTAGCATTTGAATCTAATAACAGATTACGTCCACCGGCTTTATCGCTATTAACCTTTGTTTCTACAGTTGTTAACTTTTCACTAATCTTTCCTGCTTGTTCTTTAACTTCAGTTGTGGTCTTCTTTAGATCATTAGTTGTTTGCTCCACTTCAGAAATAGTCTTCTTTGTACCTTCTACAGTTTGTTCGACCGTATTTAATTTATTGCTGATATCATTATCTTTTTTTGTTAACGATTCAATAGATGTTTTAAACCCATTAGAATCCTGTTCAAACTTAGTTACTTTTTTATCAATTTCACCTTGTTTATTTTCGATATTAGAAATTGTACGACTGACACCTTGTAAACCTTCCTGTACTTCATTGAATTGTCCTGTAGCTTGATTCTGTGCTTCTTGTACCTTTTGGTTTAATTCTGCTTTTGTGGACTCAATATTTTTATTAACCTGCTCAAGTGTTTCTTTTTTAACGGATTCAACATCTGGCACAACCGATTCCCAAACTGTACCTGTCCATATTTTTAAAATGCCGGGCTTTCCGTTACTCATATCACGCCATAGCGTTTTATTAGGTTTAAGCCCTGTTGTTGGTGGATTCTTAGCTTCTATAATTTCAACAGTATTGTTTTTAATATTCTCTTGTACCTTTTCAGCAAGTGTTTTCGCTGCTTCTGATTCTTTCTTAGCGTTACTTGCTGTTTCATTCGCTTCTTTCACCAATTTATCTAGCTGATCCAGCATTTCTTGTTTCTCGCCGAATTTACTAAGGATTCGATTGTAAATTTTTCGTAATTCTTCGTTCGGATCAGTAATTTCACGATAATCACCAAACACATATTTATCTTGTGTAGGATCCGTAAAAGATTCATCACCGGCAATTACACGTGCTTCAAGGTATAACTTAGGTGTGAAGCCCGTATCTTTAATTCGGATCGTATCGCCCTCGTTAATGAGTTCATGTGCTAGTCCGAAAATACGTCCAATCGATTGTGCCTCTACTTCATACGAAACGGAAGAATTGACACGCTTTTTTAATTCTATTTCCATTAACGTCATTAAACGTTGTGGCGTCATATTTAACTCTTCTGTTTCTGGCGTATAAAAACCAAACTTATGCTTACCACGTTCATTCCATCGTTGAAATGCATCATTATCTACAATATAAGGAAGTCCCCTGTTGATACTTTCGATGGTAATTACATTGTCGCCTTCACCTTTCACAAATCCAACTAACGCTGTACAAATATCTCTTGAATGTTCAATACGTGTAACACCTATCAAATCTTTACCCAACTCTATTTCTTTACCAGTATCTCGGCCACGCCTTTGAATCATATCGACATACCATCCAACTATTTGTGACCCTTGAACCTCAACGCGGTATTGAATTTCTAATTTGAACAAGGAAGCTATTTTCTTTAAAAAAGTTAACGGATCCATAAATTCATCAATGGTCATAGTATGAAAACCCGCATAATCTGTTTTCCCACGTTTCCATTTCATACCTACAAGAGCCATATCAATAAATTCGTTTACTGTTTTGCCTTCTATCCTTTGTGGTTTTATAATGCCTGATTTAGCAATTTGAACCCAAGCTCCTGAAGCATATGTGGTAATAGATCGTTTGGCTGAATTCTTCTCTGTTTCCGTAATAACATATGGTACGATTCTTCCATCACGTACTTCTTTTAGAACAAGATTTTGTTGTTGTAATGTAGCTGAATGTGTAGTTCCATCAAAAACAGTGAAATCCAACATATCAACATTGTTTTTCAGTTCCCAATGCCTTTTGTCATCCCAATAGTCATTTGGCTGGATAGCTGCAACGATTTGATCTGTTTTAAAATCCACAACATGCAAAATGCCGCTTGGTGTTCTCATCTATATCTCTCCCTATAACTAACGGTCGCTTTAAGATCTGGTGGCATTATTTCGATTAAATTTTCGCCACGTATTACAGTTGGAAAATTACTAAAAATGTCTTTTAAATTAATTGCATTCTTACCGTTAATTGTTACAAGACTTTTTTCTGTATCAATAATAATTTTGTCTCTTGCATCAAAAATGTAAGGCGGATCGTTTTTGGTATTTAAATTTACTTTCCAAAACTTTAAATCACTAACTGACATCGCTTCTACGGGCGGAACATCTTGCCATTGCATAATACTAATCTGAATTTGTGCAGCTTTTTCCATATGGTAGTTATTTTCATCTGTCCACCGCGCAAAACGTTCTGAATCATCTTTCTCTGTCCCTGGTAAGAATTTTGAAATATAAGCTTCCCATACATTTCCTGTTCTAGCTATCCACAATCGACCAAAATACTGATTCCATGTATTCGGATAATCACCACTCTCATAAATCAGTCCTGTTTTTCCCGGCTTGTTATCATATCCAATAACCATCGTTCCGAAATTTTGTTCAGCTTGCCAAAAGAGGTCGTTCATAGCAATTTTTGAAAGAACCTTGCTATTTTCATCAAGTATCGCTATCTCCACTCGGCCCATTTCATTAATCTTTTTACTCTTACATGTAACATAAGCTTGCATAATGAAATCTTGTACTGGACCGCCAGGTATATTTTTTTTAACAGCTGCACCATGCCATCCTTTGCTTGTACTGGTACCAAAATCAGAACAATAGAATTGGTATTTATCGGACTTCATTTCACCAACCGGATCACCATCTTCCATTGAACTGACTTTACTCCAACCTACAGTGGTAGCCATTTCATCCCATATAAGCCTTTGATTTCTTTCGACAGGTAGTTGCTCTATTTTTAAGGGATAACCGATTCTGAAGTAATCACGATTATAAGGGGACTCACCAAACCACACATCTAAAAATGTACTTGGTTTCTGTGCTTCGATTTCAATAATTGGAGGTGCTTCTATATTCCCTTGATTAATAAAAGAAGTTGTAACTTCAGTATCACCTTTTTGAGAGAACGTGTGAATATTTTGTTTTCCTAATTTATATGGCATTGGACAAACAAAAGTAATAACGCCTTTACCTCTATTAATTATTTCATCCAAGTCAGCAGAACCATCGATTAATGCTAGATAAGTCCTATCTAATTCATCATCAAAAACAAGTTCAGCAGGTTGCTCTGTATAAAGCCAATCCGCTAAATCTTCTTTTACCTTTTGTAAATCAGCCATATCTTTTTTCGCTTTAATTACAAGAGGAACATCAATACGACGTTCCTCCGTTTCTGTATGAAGAAAAAGAGCCCCTGCGCGATGAGGGACTCTTACTAATTTTCTTTTAACTGGAGCCCAGGAAGGGCGTTTTCTTCCAACTAGCATTTGAATATAATCTTTTCTGATCTTATTAAAAGTAAAACTGAGTTTCCCCACCATGCTCACCACCCTTAAAATTCCGCTCTTCTTTTTTGGTCACGATCTTGAAGCTTTGTCGTATATGCGTAACTTCCGTTCGCTAGTTCTTTTCCATCTAAAACGTTTGTCATATTCACCGTTACATTCAGTTCTTGTTCTCTACCTGATCTATCCGAGAACATAGTTTTTGCTGTAGGTGCGTTGTTATAAGGTGATTGTAGTTGCGTATAACCATTGAAATCAGCAAGTGTATTATGCGGGATACTATAATGCGAAGTTTGGAATCCAAAATCAAAAACAGATGGCATATTCCCCATCTGCTTCTTAACGGTTCCGACTACATTTTTTGCTGCATCGACAACAAATCGTTTCCCTTTATCCATACCAACTCCAACACCCTCTGGAACTGCGCTACCGACTGGAATCATCACTTTAGATGGACTGTTAATTTCTAACGCTCCAGAAATAGTCTTTTTAATCTCTCCAGCAATGCTTTTCGCCTTACTATATAACCCACCTGTCGCATCATCCAAACCTTTTTCAAGACCTTCTATAATTGATTTACCGACGGAACGTAGATTTATAGTGCTGAAGAATTTTTCAACTGTATTCCACTTATCTTCAATATCGCTCTTTATCTCCCGCATTTTATCATTAACAGCTTTTTTCTGCTCTTCAAATTTTCTTGAAACTGTATTTTTTATTTCTTCCACCTTGTTGTCGGCTGAAGTTTTGGTTTCTTCCCACCATTTCGTTATACCTGACCAAGTTTCTTTCATCTTTTGAACGACATCATCTTTCATTACTTGGTATTTGGATTTTATCTGACCAGTTTCCCAATCAACTTGATTTGCATGTTCTCCTGCTTGCGCTTTTGCTTCACTTACAATTTCCTTATGCTTATCTCTTGCTGTAGAAACCGTGCTATTATATTGACGATTTGCTTCTGCGATAGCTGCATCCGCTTCTTCTTTATTAAGTGTTCCTGACTCATCTCGTAGACGTATCGCATATGCGATTTTATCATCTCGAGTCTTTTTCGCATCTTCAATAACCTTATCTCTTGCTTTGGCACTATTTTCAACAACTTCTGCTGCTTGTCTAGCTGTAATTTCACTAGCTTGTACTCGCATATTCTCATAAATAACCTTTTGTTCCATTTGATTTTTAGACATATGTTGGATAGCTGTCCTATCCATTTCGTCTTGTAAAGCTTGTAAAGAAATCCTTTCAGATGTAGTAAATTCACGCTTTTCATTTGCTGCTGTTTGAATGATTTCTTTGATTTTATTTTCTTTTTCTTGTGTTTTTAACTTTTCTTGTTCGTAATGTTGATTCATTTGTTCAATCCGCTTATTTTCTTCTTCCGCGGTTAACACATAAGAATCCGCAAAGAACTTTTTAAGTCCCTCAACTTCTTTTTGTTGTCTTGCGTTTGTTTTTTCTATAATCGTGTTACCTAACTTGTCATATTGGCCAATTAACTTCTGCGACTGTTCTTCTGTTATTACTTCATGGTTCAATCTAATTTCAGTCAACTTTTGTCTAATGCCATCAGACAGCTTGAAATACTCACCAAGAACTTTCTTTGTAGAAGAACTTACTTTCCCTTCTGTATTTGTAGCAAAGCGATCTACAGAAGCAATACTGTCTTCAGTTGCTTTTTGATACCCTTTATATGCTAATACCCCAACACCAACAGCGGCCGCTACCACACCTAAAGCAATTGCTACTGGTCCTAAAGCTGCGGTTAATATTCCTAAAACTGCGCCCGTTACACTAGTAGCCGCTGTAGCTACACCCATTGCTATTGCTAAAGAACCAATGCCAGAAACAACCATACCGATTGCCCCCATTATTACTCCGATAACAGTAGCAACCGCTGTTAGCGCAAGAACAATACCACCTGTAATTGCAATGGCCTTTTGTACTGGCCCTGGTAATGAGTTAAATCCATCTACAAGCTTCTGCAATCCAGCAACAAAAACACTAACCACAGGGGCAAGCGCATCACCAATTGTCTTTTTCATTGTCGAAAACGCTGAATCTAGTAATGTAAGACGTCCCTTTAATGTATCAATCTTAGTGGCTGCAACCTCAGCTGCTGTCACTTTTGACATGGCATCCCACATGCTGTTTACCCCATTCGCACCTTCTTTGAAAAGAATAGTTGCACCACGTACAGCATCCGAACCAAAGAGTGTCTCTAAAGCCATACTACGTTGCTGGTCTGTTAAATCTTTCATCGATTCATGAAGGGTTCCTGAAATATTTTCTAAACTTTGAATATGCCCCTGTTGATCATAGAATTTCGATGATAGGAAAGCGGAGCTTGTTGCTAATTCACGAAATGTTGTTTCACATTTTTTATTCCATTTCTTCGCTCCTTCTGTCTTCATTACATATCCTTCAAGAGCTGTTTCAATGTCTCCCACACTTCTAGACGCTGGTGTAACTCCATTTTTAACCAAGAAATCAAATCCTGCTTGCGCATTATAAGTGATGAGCCCCAGATCTTTCATTTGGTTATATGCTTCTTTAGTAGTGGGGTTCAACCTCATCAGCATCGTTTTTAAAGATGTACCTGCATCTGAACCTTTTAAACCATTCTGCGCAAATACAGCTAGAGTTGTAGCTGTATCTTTAAACGTCATCCCTGCTCCTGCTGCTACTGCCGATGATGCCGCTAAACCATATTTCAGCTCACGTACATCTGTAGCTGAAGCATTAGCGGCTCCAGATAAAATGTTTGCTGCATCCGCAACAGAAAGATGATCTGCTTTAAATGCATTTAAGGCTGTGGATGCAATCTCTGCCGCTTCACCTAATTCTAGTTCTCCTGCTGTCGCTAAGTTAAGAGCACCTTCTAAACCACCATTTATAATATCTGTTAAACTAACTCCAGCTTTTATTAATTCCTCTATACCTTGTCCTGCTTGAACACTAGAGTATTTTGTTGTTTCTCCCATGTTGACAGCTAATTCGCTTAATTTCTTCATTTCTTCTCCAGTAGAGCCAGATACAGCTTTCACATTGGCCATTTGTTGCTCGAAATTCATGGATTCTTCTACAGCTGATTTTAAACCCCGACCTATTGCATAAGTCATTCCGCCAAACACCATACCGATTTGCATTCCTGCATTTTGCAAATGATTACCTAATGTCTCCATACGATTACCAAAATTCAATAAACGATTACCTTGCTGCTCTAATTCACGATTTGACTGCTGTAACCCAGTTTCAAATCTATTAAGTTCAGCTGTAGCACGATGAATTTGTTCAGCATAATGTTGTGCCGATTGACTCGCTTCGCCTTCTTCAGTTTTTGCGCGATTATAGGCTTGTTGAAGTTCCCTAATCTTTTCTTTCTGCTTATCCACCATGCGAGTGAGAACATCAATTTTTGCCCGTGTTTGCTCTGTTGCATTAGAAAAACCGCCCATACCTGTTGTAATAGACTGAAATTCAGCCTGTAAGGATTTCAAAGAGTTATTTAACTTGTCCATCCCTTTTTGTTCAGCTTGACGGTTTACTTGCTTTAATTCATTTTCAAATCTATTTAAATCCGCAACTGCTTTATTCACTTGCGAAGCATATCGCTGGGTTGCTGCATCATTTTCACCTAATTTAGCCTTATTTTGATCGTAGGCTTGTCGCAAAGCTCTAACTTTTTCTTTTTGTGCTTCAATAAGCCTGCTGAGTGTATTCATTTTCGCTTGCGTTTGTTGACTAGCATTTGCGAAGCCACCCATTCCTGTACTTACAGATTTCAGCTCATTCTGTAATGTTCTAACCGCACGTCCTGAGTTTGCTATACCTTGACGAAAATTTACATTATCAAGGGACAGCCTAACGACTAAATTATTCATTTCATTCGCCATCATCTTCCCCCTTATTAGATAATGTTTTCTGCTGGAACTTCAATTTCATTTGAATTCTGATTTCCACTATTTGAAGGATCTTGTTCACGATATTTTTGGTTTAGCCTTAAATAATGCCAGATATCCATTTCGTTATCGATATGATGGTGTTTATACCCCATGCCCATCAACTTAAGGATAGAAACTCTACGGTTTTCCATTAATTGAAATGAACAAACTTTTAAACAGTATAATCCTCTTAAAAATGAGCATACGAAATAAACCCTAACGGGTTTCATTTTTTTCTTATGCAGCTTTCTTTTGTTTTCTCAATCCATTATACTCATAGACAACACCCATAATATCAAAGATAGTTTTCTTCTCATATCGATGGGATTTCCGGCCATTTTTCTTTAGTAGGGTAAACAGGCGGATTAAAACCTTTGTTATTATACGGGTGTTTCTCTGTATCGCTTGATATAACAGGGATAGATGATCTTGAATCATCCCAATTGCTTTATATTCGCTTAGTTCTCTTTTGTGCTTTTGCAACAGAAGTTGGCGCATCTTAAACATCGTGGAAGAACATATAAAAATGGCAATGAGTTTTCCATACACATGGCATTCTAATCGCTCTTGTTTGATAGTTTGCCAATGATGAATTTGAAATAGAGATTTCCACGTTTTAAATATGATTTGTCGGGTAAAAGACTGGCGCGGTATCAGTTGTGATCCGTTTCCAGCCTCTCCCCATAAGAACTGCTCGTGAGGTTTTCCCTCAAGCAGCTCACCCCATAAACTTCATCAAAAGGGTTATGAGACCTATCAAATGGCAGACACTTTCATCGGAAACTCTCTGCACTTTTCAGGGGAAGGACTTTCCAGTCCCAGTAAAGCCCCAGTACACCATAGAGATATTCGTTACTCCATCTCTGCCATCCGATGCTACGCTTTCGTCGTCGTTTCCTTCTCGTTAACAGTGTGCGAATTTTCATCTCCGTATAATCACGTACTTCACTGAAAGCTTGACTAGAGTTCCCAACCCGGAAGTAGTTCACCCATCCAGTCAGTACGGCATTGATTTGTTTTATTAAGTCTTGTGCTGGCTTCGCTCCTGCGTTTTGAATGAGTTCGCGAATTTTTGCTTTCACTGTCGTGCGAGCTTTCTTCTTCGGGATCATGAAAACGAAGAATCCATTCTTATTTCGGTTCGGTATTCGTCTCAGGTCAAATCCTAAAAATCCGAAGGATTCTCCTTTTAGGACATTGACCATCTGAGTCTTCTCCAGATTCAGTTCAACTCCCAAAGGCTTTAACTGTTCCCACAGTCGTCGTAATGCCAGTTCAGCCCATCCACTTTTACTGGAGTGTCCGCTTACAGCGATAACTATATCGTCGGCAAAACGGTGATAGTTTACAGCTTCGTAATTGCCATCAGCTGTTTTACGTCGAATGGTATCAAATGTCCAATCCACTTCATTGAGGTAAATGTTCGCGGCTAGTGGAGAAAATGGTCCCCCTTGCGGGACACCGATCTTTCCTGTTGCCTTAATTACCTGTTTTACAAGATGCATAACCTGTGGGTCTTGGACACGTTTCGCGATTTTCTCCAATAATATGTTGTGTCGGATTGTATCAAAGTAGCGTGACAAATCAACATCAATTATTATGGTCATACGGCGCAATATACTGCGTCGTACTTCTGCCAATGCCTGATGTGGAGAGCGTTTCGGCCGAAACCCATACGAGTTTGGACAGAAATCAGCTTCAAAAATTGCTTCTAATATGAGTTTTAGCGCTCCTTGTACTACACGATCTCGTATACACGGAATTTGCAGAGTTCGCATTTTGCCGTTTGTCTTTGGGATTTCTACTTTTCGATTGGCTTGTGGTTGGTATATTCCAGCTTGTAATTCTTCTTGAATACCCGTTAAGAATGGGATAACTCCTTCTAGTTCTATATCAGCAAAACTTTTTCCATCAATGCCTGGGGCACCATTGTTTTTCCTCGCCTGTTGATATGCTTCGTGAAGGGTTGTAATTTTGGTAATGTGGGTAAATATCCCCCAAAACCGGTGCGTAGGTTCAGACTTCGCCTTTCGATAGATTCGTTGCCTTAGTTCCTGCAAAGTGATGGGTGTTTTTGTCATAGCACCCTTGCCTCCTTTAGTCATACGAAATGTTTACAGGTTCGGATCCTTTCCTCCCCGCGTGTTTTGCTGCACGCAGATCTCTGGTACTACGATCCGTTCCGCCACCCTGACACCTACCGTTCTCACTTCCCGATCGCGGTTATAGAGACGGTCTCCTCGATGAGATTTCTTCATCGGGTGTCGAGGGCTTCTCCAGTTTCCACATTATCTTTCTCTCCATGTCGCCGCTGATACCCCGCCGGTGAGAACTGCCGTTCCAGACTCGTTTCGGTCAGTTCTTGTTGCTTTCGCACGTTATCGACCGTCTCAGCCACCGGAATTGCGTGTAACGAGGCTACATCTACGTTCACTGTACGTTACAACCTGGAGATTTGCCCACATGCCTTTTGCATGTGATGTCAGAGGGCTTCGCCATGTCGCTTTCACTTCATGGCGCCTCTCAGGCTACGGGAGTGGAGTCTATTCTCCCGATTGGACTTTCACCAACTAGATAATGTGTCCTTATCTGGACACGCCGATCTGCCAGCGGAGGGAGTAAAAATCATGGATTTGTTCCATCGGAACCACTTCCCAAGGCGTATTCGTAACATATATGTTGATACCCGTTAATCGTTTACTCTTTTCTGAAAATGTAATCCCCTTTTTACTTTCGGTATAGCTTTGTTTTTTTCTACGTTCCAGTATTTGTTCCTCTGTTAATCGGTAGATAATTACTCTTGTAAATAATCTTTGATTCTTGCCAATATACGACTCTTTTATTTCATACGTTTGTCCTGGTTTTAACGTGTGCATAATGTTCTCTAAATCAACTTGGATATACTGTGACTGTTTTTTGATTGTCCCATTTCGAAAGTATTCTGGAAATGGATTTTTCGTATAGACGGTATGGTTTAACTTAAGTCTTGATATATAGCACACGCCACGTTGATCCATTTGATCTAAGTCTTCCAATGAAAAATATCCTAAATCACGAATACACAGATCACCCGGCCGTAAGGTATCTAAGCAATCTGTTCCAAATGTTTTATCATTATTTTTTCCAGGACCTACCTGGAAGTTTAAAAACTGTCCGCTGTGTAAGTCATATTCTAATTGAATCTTGATACCTGCAGTTTGTGCACAACCACCTGACCCAGGATATACATGTGCTAAATGTTTCGGTACTTGGAAAATCGTCGCATCTAAAATACGGATTCGTTGAAAATACGTGAGTGCTGCACTTGAAATGGCTGATGTTTTACAAAGTTTACTTTTCCATAATGCAGAAAAAATATATTTCAAAAATTCAACCGCTTTTTTATCAAAGCGTTTATTGAGTCCTTCTGGACTCATAAGAGTGCCTGTGGCGGCGTGTAATTGACTGCATAGTCGAACGAGAGAATCACTCGCTGTACGTTGACTGACCCAGATACATATGGTAGCTAATTCATTTCCTGAAAACTTTCGTTTTCTTTTTACAAAACCTAATTCTTTAGCGAGTTCTTCCAAAAGAGAAGGGGTTAAATGACGATACAGCTCTTCAGAAAATAGTTGTAATTCATCTTGAATTGAAAGATTCATAAAAAATGTCATCCTTTCTAGCTAGCTTTTTAGAAAGAATAACGTTTTTTGACACTTGGGGGTAGTGCAAATTCTTAAGTTGATGGGCATGTGTTTATACCCCTGACGTAATAAAGAGAGGTAGAGCTCGTCCATAAACTCACTGAACGTTAGCCCCCCTCCCTCTACGCGTTTGGGTTTGTTTCTTCTCCAGTTCCTGGTGTGCCACCAGCCGCTCCCACAGTTTCATTGATGATCGCATTAATTACATCGGAAGTTGTGGATAAAAATTTACGAGCATCCACACCGTCCCAATATTGATCTAATGTAAATTGTTCCCCGTAAACTTTTACTACATATTGAACCATTTTATCCATATCCTCAGGACCTGGATTATTTGGAATATCAGCAAGTTCAGGTGCTTGACGAATTAAACGTGCTGGAATAAACTCCGGTAAATGAAAATTTTTCTTTTCTTCCTTGATTATTAGTGTTAATTTCATGGCTTTTCCTCCTCGTTAATAAAAAAGAGAGAGAGCTTTTGCTCCCCCTACTTTCCTGTTGGTGGTGTTACTGGTTTTTCATATACCTTTTTGAACCAGTTATCTCCAACAGATTTTGTAAATGTAGGTTCATCTTCATCCGCTGTAAACTTCGATCTGTTATCAAAATCACGTTCAATGAAAGAACCTTTAAGTTTCGTAGTTTGGAAGTTCGGTTTATCCTTTTTAGTTTCAGCTTCTTCCTCTTCTTGTGAAAGCTTCCCTTTTAACAACCAAACGTATCGATATTTACCATTTGCCTTCAAAAAGCGCCATCCGATTGCTACATACGGTTTTTCGCCCTCACGTTTTTCATCTAATACACCGTCTGTAACTTCTGGATACCCTTCAATATCAGCTTTTGTGGATAATGGAAGACCTCGAACCTCAATTTCAACTTCAACTTCACCATCAGACTCAGCGATTTCTGACTTTTTATTATCACTCCACATAATTTCAGAAGACACCTTTTTAGAAGTTTTAACTTTTACAGCACCTTCTAACTTCTTAACGGTTGCATAATCCACTCCAGTTGCATCGTCTTTCACCGATTTCGCATAAACAAGACTATCTACACCGACAGTCGAACTAATTTTAATAACTTCTCCAGCCATCTATAACTCCACTCCTTTCACGAATCGCATCGCGTAATGAAAAATTTGTGTATCATCTTCATATAAATCAGCAACCGCATAGCGTGAAAAACCAATACTTTTCATGATTTCATTCACTTTTTTATGGATTGCTGTTGTACTGCCTTTTGACCAAATATCGATTTGAAATGTAATTTCGCTTTCGCTTTCCTCGTTATCTGCAAAACGATCTGGTCTATTGTCTAGTTCGAAAAACGTAATACGCGGAAACTCTTCAGCATTTTTAGCTTTACGATAATAAACACGTTTTCCACCCAATAAAGAAACAAGCTCCTGATTATTTTCAAGAGCTTGCACAATTTCGGGGCGTAAATTCATCATATATTCAACCTCATTTCATTCTTCAAGATGTCTGTCATAGCACGAATTGCCGCTTCTTTTGAAGAATTAAATCCAGGTTCTATAAATGGCTCTGCTGGCATTTTAGACGTTCCCCATTCTAAGAACTTTCCGTAGAAATAAGGGGAACGATCCGCTTTATCTATACCAATTTTGATCGTTTTTATGCCGCCCTCCATTTTTGCTTTTGTAACCCGTATATTATCAGCCAAATGTTGTCCTGTTCGCCACGGCTCGCTTTTTGTTGCTTTTTTAGGGCTATCACTCCTTGGGGCTATTTCAGAAATAGCTTTTCGAATAGGCTCGCCACCTGCTGCAAGGGCTTTATCTTCAATCTTTTCTCCACGTAAACCCATTTGCTCTAATTCAGATATCAGGCGATCAAAACCTAAAAAATCAACACCATCAGCCATTCATTCCACCACGCTTCCACATGATTGATAAAGTGTGTTTTTCAGTTGGAATAACTGAAACAATGTCATAAATTACGTTCTTATATTTAATCTTCATATCAGCATTCACATCAGAACGATATCGGATTTCTGTTTCACCTTGAATTTCGCTATTAGCTGTCGCGGCTTCAAAGTATTTTCTTCCCTTTAAAAAAATAAAAGAGCCCCATACAGTAAATGAATCCTTGTAACCTTCTATTGGATCACCGTCCGGGCTCTTTGCTTCCTCGTCTTTCACTTGAAAGGTAAGACGTTTATCTAATTTACCTGGATTCACTTGAATCACCACCACAATATTGCAACTGAACTAATATCGACTGCAAACTAAATGCCAATTGTTCAGCTTTTCCAACCGCTTCACGGTTTTCATGCCAATGAGCAATTAAAATACGAGCTGCTAATTTAGCAAGCTCGCTTTTTAAATCCACATTTTTACTTGTAGCATTTTTAATATATATTTCAGCTGCTTCTACGAAAGATGTAATGAGATCGTCCTCCTCATCCCCATCCACACGAAGATACTTTTTTGCTTCTTCTAATGTTAGTACCAAGAAGAACCCCTCCTACATCATTAAGCTTTGGCCGTAACTGTAATTTGACCATATACAACCGCTTCTGTATCCCATAACGTAACGTCTTCACGTTCAATTGCTCGGAATTCTGTTGTATTACCTCTCCAAGCACTTCCACCCTCTTTTGTCATATCAAGCGATAACTGCTGTCTATCCCATAACACAACTGCTTCTTTCAGGTCCCCAACAATAAATGGTGCTTTACCATCTTTATCTGTAGCAATTGTCTTATTGGATAAAACAATAACTGGCTTTCCTGATAATAGCTTACGTGTTGGATTTGTTGGATCTGGTTGAAGAAGTGGGCGACCATCTTTATCTTCTAATTGATCTAAGTAATTGAATCCATCTTGGTTTGTAATAATGTTTGCTACAGCCGAGAAAGCTGGGTCTAATGTGACATTTAATGCTGTTTTAATGCCTTTATAATCCTTTAAATCAACTTTTGTTAATTTATTGATTTCTTGTAAAATTAAATAATTACGAGTTGCAATAGATTTCTTCGCAATCCACTGACGTAAATAAGCTTCTAGCGCTTGATCCGTATCGTTTAATAAATCATTTGGTACAGGTAGAAATCCTGCATAATCCTCAATAACATACGGTAAACGATCAAATTGTGGTGAAGCAATTTCTTGCATTGCATTTGGGTTTCCATACTCAGATAATGGAGCGAAAGGTGTAGATGCTGCACGTTTTTCTAATGTGCGAGCTCCCTTATTCGTTGAAACAGGTTGCACATTTACATATTGCTCTAAGTTATCAACCGTTTGTTTTAATTGATTAATCGTTGTCGTAATATCTTCTGGAACAATATAACCTCCGTCTTTACCTGTATTCTCAGATAATGCTGCTTTGTATTCCTGCATAACGCTTGCTTCTTCATGACTTAAATTTTGACCACGGATAGCTTTCATAAACACTTCTTTGTACGATGAATCTTCATTTTGAACTGATGATGGGGGCAAAACTTTTGCTTGTGAATTTACAGGGTCAGAAACTTGAATTTGCATCATTGCTAGATAGTTATCCAATTCATTTTTCGCGTTTTTCGCTTCCTCAATTTTCACCTTTGCATCTTCATATTTACCGCTGTTATTAAACCCTTCCGCTTTCGCTTTCAAATCAGCAACTTTCTGTCTTAATTCTTGTTCACGTTTATCCATTCCGTATTTCCTCCTTTTTTTGGCACAAAAAATAGACCTATAGCTCTAACAGGTCTAGTGCATTTTGTATTTTTAATTGTTCGTTATTATCCTTCTTTGAAATAGAAGGAGCCTTTGCTACAATCTTATTTGGTGTTTTTTGATATTTATCAAAGTAATCACTGCTACAAGCTGCGACTTCTTTTGCTTCCACAACTTCAATATTGAAGTATTTTTCAGCTTCTTCACCACTTAACCAAGTCTCAGCATCTACTAATTGCTGAATTTCTTCAATTTCGATACCTTCTTTTAAGTTCTCTTTGTATACATTCATGATTCCTGTCTCGATGTTATCAAGGTCCTCTGCTGCTTTTCGTAAATCAATTGCATTTCCAGCTGCATATGTCCAGGGCTTATGAATCATTAAGAAAGCGTTAGAAGGGACAACAACACGATCACCAGCCAAGGCGATTACGGAAGCGATAGAAGCTGCAACACCATCCACATAAACAGTTTTTTGCGCTTTATTACGTTTCAACATGTTATAAATAGCTAAACCAGCGAATACAGAACCACCACCACTATTTACATAGATATTTAAATTACTTTTATCATCCAACTGCCCTAAAATATTTTTCACATCATCCGGCATCACATCGGAATCGTCCCATTTCCATCCGGTATTGTTTATGATGTCACCATAAATGAATAGATCAGCTGAAGAATCTGTTTGATTTTTAATTGTAAATACGTCTTTAATCGTCCTCATCTCCCTTCTGTAACACTCCTCCATTAGCTTTTGCCAATTGATATTCGTCTGCGATTTCAATAGATACATGGTTTAAGTCAACACGGTGTTTATCACCGTATTCCCCAATCCCGTCCATATCCTCCAGTTCCAGCACCTGATTAATTGAAAATGCACCAGCATCTAACATAATTTTGTAGAATTCTGCTCGTGATTTAGAATCAGCACGTAATAAGCTTGTTAGGTTAAACTTCAAGTAATATCGTTTTTGCTCATGAAACGAAAATGATTTATAAGAAAACTCTTCTTCATATTGAATAAGAATTGGACTCAATGTATTTTGAATAAAATCCAACGCTTGTTGCTCAATATTGGAGAAAGTAGCACGATCTAACTCATTAATCATGTGCAAAGGAATATTAAAGATATTTGCAATCTCGCCCTTATCAAATTTCATACCTTCAATAAATTGGGCATCTTTTAAAGGCATTCCAACCTTCTCAAATTCTAAACCAGCATCTAAAATGGCTATCCTTTGCGCATTATTTAGACCTGTATTTGCTTCTTCCCAGGCATCACGAAGTTTATTTTTAGCCTCTCTATTTAACGGTTGTTCTGTTTTTAATATCCCACTATGCGCTGCCCCGTTTGTGAAGAACTTACCTTTAAACTTTTGAGCTGCTTGTGAGCTCCCTATAGACTCTCTTGCAATTTGAATAGGAGGTTTCCCCCTTAAACCATCAGTAGACAATGTAGTAAGATGGATTATGTCATCATCAGGTATTTTTATAGGTGTACCGTCTGGCAAACTCGTAAAATACCATAGTTTATTGGTCTTTAAGTCCACAGTGGGCGTTGTAACAGCCGGATTTAATACCCATAATTCTTTTGGTCTTCCATCCACACCCCAATGAATATTAATATAGGCGTTTCCCCATGTATTACGATGTGTTTCAATTAAATGTTTAAATTTAAATGGGCTTTGATAAGGATTTGGTCTTCTTTCTAGAACAAACGATACTTGATGTGCCTTATCCCGTTCTCTTCCCTTCGCTGTCTTTTTAAATGTTTGAAACGGAAGCATCGCAACACTATTTGCAAGGATGTTAATACACCGATAAACCGTCGGAACACCTAAAGAGGACTCAACCGTTACCTTTTCACCGCTTACGGCTTGATAGCCAAATAAACTTTTAAACCAGGGAGAAGGATTTTTTAAATCTGTCGTATCCTGATTTCTAAATAATTGCCGAAAAATCAAAAATTTCACCTCCCTTCTATCTTCTTATCATTACCACCCCCAACATTGTGAGAATAACCCCTAACAGATACCAGCCGTAAATCGGATTCATAAAAAAAGTCGTCCCAACAATAATGGACAACCCCGTAATCAATAGAATATCTTCTAAAATACTGATGAAAAATAATAAAAACCGCATGTCATTCCTCCTAGAATGAGAAATCTTGACTTAAAATATAGGAATTTAAGTCTACCTCACCAGAATTGAGCATACAACGAACATGTGAGTTAATGACAGCCGCAATCGGATCGATTCTTTCTGTTGCTTTTGACTTGTCCAACATAATATTTTCGTTCGCATCCTGTTTTGTTATAGCGTTACTTGTTGCCCAATTTAATACAGGATTGTTATTGTGGATGACTTTCTTTAAATACACTTGTTCTCTAAAATCTTTTGTAGGACCTGATAAAGTTGCCATCCCTTGGCGTATTTCTATCATCGTATACCCTTCTGCTTCCATGTCTTGCATGAATTGCGTTGCATTCCAAGGATCCGCACATATTTCTTTAATCTTAAATTTATGGTCTTTTTCCATATTTCTAATATGTGTTTTGATAAATTCATAATCAACTACCGCACCAGGTGTTGTGGTAATCCATTTTTGTTGTACCCACAAATCATAAGGCACTTTATCCGTTTGTCTCTTTTCAGCTAACGTATCTTCCGGCATAAAGCTATGACTTAATACGATATACTTATCATCCTTTTTAAACTCGAATGAAATACTTGTTAAATCAATTTTTGCTGATAAATCGACACCTACTGTACATTCCAATCCTTTTAATTCGGATAATTCCACAGTTTCTTTACAATTTTTCCATTTTTGCATGTCCATGTACCCATTTTCTTTCATGTCCACCCAACGATTCATGTTTTTAGTCAGGAAATTCCGCATTTTTTCTGGGACATCTAATGCTGATTGCAATTCTCCTTTTAAAAAAGATTGTCCTTCTTCATAACTACATAAAATAGGATTCGCTTTCTCCCAGACTTCAGGATTCGTAATTTCATCATCCTTATCTAATTCATTGACCATCACAAAATATTCTTCATTTTCAATATCAATGTTCGGGTCTAAAATCTTAGAAACATATTGATACTCCACACGATAGCAAGGATGGCTCAAGTTGAAACCAGCTGTTGTAATAATCATCATGAGTGGATTCGGACGAGCACCTGAACCTGACACCAGAACATCATAAATTTCAGAGGTAGGATGGGCATGATACTCATCAATAATCCCGCACTGAACATTTAGTCCATCCCCGGATTTTCCCGCATCTTTTGAGAGCGCGGAAATAAAAGAATCTGTTTTGAGATGCTCAATTTTCCCATACGCAATATTGAATTTTTCTTTTAGGTCTTCGCACCCATTCATTTGCGCTTTAATTTCGTTCCAAACAATTTTACTTTGCTCTGTTTTTGTGGCACCAACATATACTTCCGACATGTTCTCACCAAAGGCCATTGCTTCATATGAGCCCACGCACGCTAAAGATTGTGACTTTGCATTTTTACGCCCTACTTGCCAATATGCCTTTTTAAATCGACGTAACCCTGTATTTCGGTGCACCCATCCATAAATATTGCTAAACACGAAAATTTGTATGGAATGTGGTTCAATTCTCTGACCTGCTAATTTTCCTTTTGTATGTTTAAAAAGAGACATCCACTTTAAGAAACGGAGAGCTTTTTCTTCCTTAAAAACATATGGAAAATCTTCAGATCCTTCACGTTCAATATCTCTTAAAAATCGCTTACAAGCTTGTTTATGCTTCTGACAAGCAACAACCTCGCCATTTAGTACATCATCACAGTAGTCCAGCATCCATTGTCTGATCATGTTATACGTCAAACTCCTTTTCTACGTTTGTTTTCGGACCTTGTTTACTATTTGGAATGACAATTTTCGCTCTTGCACTCGGTGTAAGACCAAACTCAACAGCCAAAGCCTTCATTTGTTCATGTAACTGTTTCTTCTTTGTAAGTAGTGGATGGGGAACTTTATTCGTTTCAGCTGCCTTATTGGTATATTCAACAAGAAGTCCTTCTTCTCGGATAATTTTGGTGCATTCAACATAGTCAGAGTAAGCATCGCAATATGTTGCTAATGCATTCACATCTATGTTCGTGATTACGTCTAGCTCCAATAATTCACCAGCAATTCTCCTAAACTCTTTCTTTGCAACTGAATCTAACCACGTTGGTGGCTTTACCTTGTCCTTTTTTGCTTGCAACTGTTTTTCAGCTTTTAATCGTTGTTCAATTTCATCTTTTGTCAATCGATTTGTATTACCTTCTAACAAATGCAAATGAATCGGCTTCGCTTTCCTTCCTATGTGAACCACCTCCCTTGGCTGAACCCCCTTTTATGGAATAAAACGAACTTTTTACACGGAAAGCTAGGCGGCGGTCTCCAGGAATTCGCCTTTTGCTTTTTCATGGTGGGGGGATGTTTATAAATTTTTTCTTTCGAATTATTTTTTGTTTTTCTTCTCATCTTCTTTTGTTTTCTTGTTATGGCAAGCATGGCAAAGCGTTTGTAAATTAGATGGTTCTAATCGTTTCGACCAATCAACACGAATAGGAATCATATGATCAACTACATCACCTATCTTAATGATATCCTTGCTTCTACATTGAACACATAAGCCATGATCTCTACGATAAATAAGCCCACGCATCTCTCTCCATTGTTTGGAGTTGTAAAATGAACGTGAACTTTTGTTTCGAATATGTTTATCGTAATATTTTACGATTTCTTTTTCCTTTTCGATATGTTTAGCACAATACTTATCCCGTGTTAGTTCATTGCAACCTAATGACTTGCACGGCTTGAATGGTTTACTTGGCACCTTCCATCCTCTTCCTCAATCGTTTCATTTCATCCTCGATGGCCAGATTCTTTTTATTAATCCGTTCATGACACTTAGCTATATCCGCTTGATGCTTACGAATCTTATCGTTCACATATACAGGGACATGCTCATGTTCGCAATGAGGACATGTGAAGTAACACTTCTCAATGCGATTAGAAAGCTGTGCTACTTTTGGTTGCATATTGTAATCTTCATTGCAGTTAGAACAGTAGACTTTCATCTATCCTCACCTCATTTAAAAGAATATTCTAATTATATATTTACAAATAAATACAAATTGTTATAATAGAATTAACATTGCCATTTGGAAAAGTAATTTGCCCCCCAAGCGAGTGGCTTTTCCTTTTTTTATAGCTATTTTTCTAAGAATTCATCCACCGCTTTACCAAGCAAACTAATCATTGCTTCTCTCTTTTGCTTTGGTGTTGTATTATCTTGCATTTCATTAAAGATAGGAAGTACTCTTTCTAATTTCTGTTTATCGATGCGTTCATTTACAAGGTCTTGTCCTAGCATTGAAATGAATGTACCAATTGCAACCGCTTGCTCTTGTTTATTTAGTTTCATTTTTTATCACCTCAGGTTAAAGCCTTTCTCTAGTTTCAGTAAACTCACTAACTTTTTTAGCTATTGCTTTACCATTTAAAACAACTGGAACTTCTATAAATAAAGAATCCTTTTTATTTGTAAGTCTACCCATAACCTTTTCTAACTTCTCTAACGCTTCCGCACATTCATTTGCAACTTCTGTTACTTCCTTAATCCCTTCTAATGCTTCAGTTGTATCAGCAGTTACTTCAATAATCAATTTGTTATTAGCCATTTTGTGAATCCTCCTCATATTGTTTAATTAATTGTTAAACATGAGTTATACCAACTTTCGTCGCTAACGTTTCTTCTAACATATTGACCTTTCTATTCAATGCTTCTACATTCGTTGAAACATTAAGTAAAGCTTGTTTCATACCATCATTATCTCTTTGTAAATCGTTAACGCTTCTTTCTAAATTAGCAATTATTTTTGTTATAGATTCCATCCTTCATCCTCCTCCGAAATAAAAAGCAGATACTCAGCTACTTGATCAATCACAACTTGACGAACTATCAAATGAACTTCCTAAATCATACGATGAATGCGATGAACATGAAGTTGAATGATTACTATTATAGCCACCATAATCTGAACTAGAGCTTATTACACTTGCTGTTGTCGTTTGGATTAACAAATCATTATTTGTACTTTCAGCATTCTTTTTTATATTGCTTTGAGCAACTGCCTTCTTCCGTTTCTTTCTTTTGAAAAAGAACATATTTTTTCACCCCCTTAAAAATAAAAAAAGCACCTGCTATGGATGCTTTCCCTTCAATCTTTCATTATTTGTTTCCACTCTAAATACGGAAGGAACGGTCTTTTGTCTTCTTATACTAAATTCTTCAATTGTTGCTATATGCTGAGGATTTAAATTAAATTGCATCTTACTCCCTGTTTCTATATCTATTTGTGGAACAAGAATAAACTTATTGTAAATTTCCCCATCCTTATCTATAAGTTCCTTTTCAATCAAAAGACTAGGCTGGATTGGCACAATATATTCATTTCCATTGGATAAAATAATTTTAGAATAGCCACTCATCCTGATTACCACCCTTGCTCCATAAAATGACTGACTTATATTACATTGTTGTATACCTATTTTCACTATTTATATTAGATTATTTGTACTTTTAATACATATTAATTCTAAAAGGAGTACTTCATGAAGTTTGCACACTGTTTGTTATTTATTTTTGCTCTTCTCATACTTATGTTTATGTGGTTCGCTTAGTAATAAAAAAGAACATCCAAATGGATGCTCCTTTTATGGACGGTATCATTTAATCAGTACCATCTGCTGGTTTCGGATTTTATGTGCCGTCATTACGAACCGTTTAGAATTCAAGAAAAACATAGTGAGTTGTGTTTTCCGCCACTTCTCATAATACAAATATAACATGCTTTTATAAAAAACGTCGGCCTTTTTCCTGCCAAAAAGCGGTCAAAATTCTGCCACTTTTTTTATCCTCCTCATTTCAAAAGTTTCCACTTCACTTGTCAGTTCTACTTCAACCCCGAGAAACGTCTGATCCAAGTTCTTAATTTTCTTTTCAATTAGCCAATCAGGGTAAGCTAATTGCTCTAATACTGTTTTATAGTAATCTTGGTTTAACCTTAATGTGCTTAGCTTTTCTCCTTGCTGCATTTGATATTGAACCAATGCTTGTAACAATTCTTCACACATCATCTGTTCCACCTCTCATTCATTCTATATAACCTTTATACGTCATGTGCATATTTTATACCTTCCAATTACCCATATGTTTAATTGTGTGTAACTGACCCCTTCGCCAAAACCCTTGGTATCATTGATTTCATTTCACTTTCTCTTTTGAGTTACACATTACGAAATTTATGAGTAACTGTATAGATGTAAAAAGAAAAAAGCAATGATTAGATTTTAAACCTAGTCATTGCTTTATCCATTGCATCTTGGTTTACACCTATATAACGTAACGTGACCTTCTCTGACGAATGATTGAATATCTCCATAAGTAATGCTATGTTTTTCGTTTGCATGTACATGTGATACCCGTACGTCTTTCTTAGCGTATGTGTTCCTATTTCATCTAATCCGAACTCTGCTGCCGCTCCACTTAGTATCTTATATGCCATACTACGACCGATTGGCCGATTTTTTCCCTGCCTACTTTTTAATAGGTACTCATCATCTTCTCTATTTTCATTAAACCATCGAAGCTCTCTCTTTAGTGCTGCTGTTATTTGTATGCGTTTCTGCTTACCTGTCTTCATTTCTCGCATTGAGATATGACTACCTTTTAAATCTCCAACCTTTAGTTTTAAAATATCACTGATACGTAACCCTGTATTGATTCCCATTACAAATAAAATATAGTTACGTGCATTCTTTTCTTTTAAATATTCTTTGATTTGTTGTATTTGCTCTGAATCACGTATGGGCTGGACAAAATTCATGATTCATTCCCTCCAGTTTCTTCAGTTTCATAAACTTCTAGTCTAAGAGCAAAGGCCAGTTTATAAAACGCTCTAGCTTTCACACGTCGATACGTACGTTCACTCATGCCAATTTCGTTATATACCATATAATCGCATACATCTTCGTCTTCTAAATATCGTTTAACTATAATGTCCCTCTGGTTTTTTCCAACTGTATTGTTTCCGAATCGACTTAATGCTTGTTCAACTCGAAATGCCATTTTCTCTAAACATTCTTCACGCTTGCTTTGTTGAATATTAGAGATTGCTACATCTTCTAACGGTTTACCAACTGCATGTGTAGGACCATGCTCTTTCCTTTCATAAGAAGGAGTGACTTTCATTTCCTTACGTATCATTCCAAATTGCTTATATATACGTACACTTTCCAACATCCCCTCCAATTGCTCTTGCGTTGCTGCTCTATCGATTTTTGGTAAGAAAGATAATTGCTTAGTCATTCCAGACCACTCCTTTTTATTTTTTTAAATTACTTTTCTCTTATTTCTCCATTCTTCTTTCATACAATGCCTATCCTCCATTTAAATCCTATTTCTGCTTTTTTTTCTTTTCAGTTCCTTATTGTCTTCTTCCAATTATCCTTATTTTCTTTCATTAGCCATCAAGCTAATTGCTCTAATACTGTTATGTATCTGTTTAACCTTAATGTCTTACTTTCTCCTTGCTGCATTTGATATTGACCAATGCTTGTAACAATTCTTCACACATCATCTGTTCCACCTCTCATTCATTCTATATAACCTTTATACGTCATGTGCATATTTTATACCTTCCAATTACCCATATGTTTAATTGTGTGTAACTGACCCTTCGCCAAAACCCTTGTATCATTGATTTCATTTCACTTTCTCTTTTGAGTTACACATTACGAAATTTATGAGTAACTGTATAGATGTAAAAGAAAAAGCAATGATTAGATTTTAAACCTAGTCATTGCTTTATCCATTGCATCTTGGTTTACACCTATATAACGTAACGTGACCTTCTCTGACGAATGATTGAATATCTCCATAAGTAATGCTATGTTTTCGTTTGCATGTACATGTGATACCCGTACGTCTTTCTTAGCGTATGTGTTCCTATTTCATCTAATCCGAACTCTGCTGCCGCTCCACTTAGTATCTTATATGCCATACTACGACCGATTGGCCGATTTTTTCCCTGCCTACTTTTTAATAGGTACTCATCATCTTCTCTATTTTCATTAAACCATCGAAGCTCTCTCTTTAGTGCTGCTGTTATTTGTATGCGTTTCTGCTTACCTGTCTTCATTTCTCGCATTGAGATATGACTACCTTTTAAATCTCCAACTTTAGTTTTAAATATCACTGATACGTAACCCTGTATTGATTCCCATTACAAATAAAATATAGTTACGTGCATTCTTTTCTTTTAAATATTCTTTGATTTGTTGTATTTGCTCTGAATCACGTATGGGCTGGACAAAATTCATGATTCATTCCCTCCAGTTTCTTCAGTTTCATAAACTTCTAGTCTAAGAGCAAAGGCCAGTTTATAAAACGCTCTAGCTTTCACACGTCGATACGTACGTTCACTCATGCCAATTTCGTTATATACCATATAATCGCATACATCTTCGTCTTCTAAATATCGTTTAACTATAATGTCCCTCTGGTTTTTTCCAACTGTATTGTTTCCGAATCGACTTAATGCTTGTTCAACTCGAAATGCCATTTTCTCTAAACATTCTTCACGCTTGCTTTGTTGAATATTAGAGATTGCTACATCTTCTAACGGTTTACCAACTGCATGTGTAGGACCATGCTCTTTCCTTTCATAAGAAGGAGTGACTTTCATTTCCTTACGTATCATTCCAAATTGCTTATATATACGTACACTTTCCAACATCCCCTCCAATTGCTCTTGCGTTGCTGCTCTATCGATTTTTGGTAAGAAAGATAATTGCTTAGTCATTCCAGACCACTCCTTTTTATTTTTAAATTACTTTTCTCTTATTGCTCCATATCTTCGTTCATAACAAGGCCTATGCCCCTCCATTAAATCCTCAATTTGACGAGTGCTTAACTTCTCTTTTCGTTTTTTCTTAGTTTTCTTTTTTGTTTGATTGCTTTTCCATTCACGTAATTGATCTCTCAACACCTTCATCTCCCCATCTCCCTTCTCAAAATAAAAGGACACCTATTCCTAAAACAGCTTGAATTGCTGCTTTAATGAATTGGTGTCCTCTAGTTTTCTAGCCGGACTTTATTCCATTCTTCTACTCAAAACTTATATGATAACCTTATGACTTTCCCTTCAATTGATTATAAATTATGCTTTAGCCTCCTCTTTTTCTTCATTTTCCTCTTCTTGTATTACTTTCAATGTACTTAACATCAATTTGTAAAATGTATAATTATTTGTATAATCTATTTCTTTATAACTTTGCTTCATTTGATTTACTATAAAAGAATCTTTATGATACTTTTCGATATACAAAATACTTTTTGACACCCAAACTCCAAAATTAACTGAATCAAAATATAATCTCCCCTCAGATTGCTTTACTTCAGATTCTAATGCTTCCCCTAATTTTATCAAATGATATAGCATATACTGTCTCCCTCCTTCTAGTTCATGTATCAATTCGACAGTAAATTTGTGCATCCTACCAATTCTGATAAAATATTTTTCGCTATGAAATTACAAAAAAACATTCAAATACCACTTAAAAGGATCATTTTGTTGGGTTTTAAATACTTTCATTGTCACTCCTGCGACGACGTTTTCATATGTTATTGTATGGCTTCTTCCTTTCAGGAGCGAGCTTATTCATTTTATTCCTTAAAAACCTCTTGCAAGTCCATGTAATATACACTTCCGGGAAAGAGCACTGTTCGAAGGTGCTCTTTTTATTTTTTGCAAATCTGAATATCCTTTCATACATAGCACATACTATACATGGGCGATAAGCCGGAACTCCAATAATCCTCCCTTGTATTTTTTCACTTCTTTTTAGTACAAGCACCTATTTATTAACAGGTACATAAACTATTTCGAACCTTACTTTTCGACTCATTTAATTGTTCATGACTCACAAACATAACATAATAAATGATGTCATCTTATAAAACGGGCACTCTGGCACAAGTGCTCGTTTTATTTTGTTGATTTTCTACAAAATAAAACTTTTATAAATTATTTCTCAACAATTAGCACATAGAAATTTCAATTCGTTTTTGGTAATATATAGTTAATCTCTATATGCTTAGTATATATGCCTGGCTTCAGTAAAAGGACCCACCCCCTCAATGTGGGTCCTTCTTTTTAAATATTTTCTACTAATTAACACTTATTAATATATCTCAATAAGTCATCAATCTTTTTGTTTTGTATAACCAGCATTTCCTTATAAGTATCTAAAAATTGTTGTAAATCCATCTTTGTACAAGCAATTTGGCCCATTACAATGAAGATAACTATCCAAAAAACTAATTCCAGCCCCTACACCTCACTTTCACCCAAATAAAATTTCTATTTTATCTCATGCACATTTTTTTAAGACAAACATATAGTGTATTGACAATTTAAATTCTTTAAGACTCCTTTTTTTAAAATATTTACCTAGAGCACATACATTAATGTGCTCTTTTTTTTATTAAATTTAAAATAACGTTTTTATTTTATTCTTGCTAACCGCTCCGCCCTTGTATAATCGTACCTTTTTTTACACATCCTATTAAAACTCTCTTTTAGGGTGGTGCTAATTTGAAAAAGGTATTTAAATACATTTTAATCTTTTTGTGTGTAGTGTTTTATATTACATTTATAAGCGGTATGATTTATCAAAACTTTGTCCGTGAGCATTTTATTCCTCCAGCCGAGAAATCTAAGCTGGAACATAATGATCCCTAATTATTATAAATACTTCCCTATATGAGCTCGTTATTTTCATTATGATTAGGTATCAGAGGAGCTTTACAAGGCGCTCTTTAATTTAAAAATAAAGATTTTGTATCAATTAATGTACAACTTCACTTTCCTCCTCAAATATCCAATCCGTATCAATATTTTCAATCGGTGGCATCGCACCTAAACGTTCGAAAGCTATTTTTTTCTGTTTTTTGAGTAACTCATCAAAATCCCCTCGTTCTTCCATAATTATTTTTAAATGCTCACCAACTTTTTCTAAAAACCTCATTGTATCTTCCTTAGTGCTTGTTAACATCCAAACCTTTAAATTTATAGGGACACTTATAGCCTTCACACCTGACGTTACTTCTGAAACATTAATAGAGTCACTTAATGGAATTGCACAAAAATGATATTGTCCCACTTTAATTCCATGACCAACTGCAGGTACCCATTGTACCCATTCATCAAACGCTAGATAAAAACGTTGTGTTTGCTCATTCACTTTGATTTCCATTACGTTCTCCTCCAAATCAAAATTTAGTTTGTTTTAGCAGTGTTATATTCAAAAAAACTGAGAGACTTTTTATGTTTATCGCAAGCGTATACATCTGTAGGAAGATGTTTCCTGCCTTGTGGATCTCTAGCAAATATAAAACCTTTGGTTGTTGCATCATTGTCACATCCAACATAATTGCATTTCGCCACTTTCATTTCCCTCCAAAACAAATATTTTATTGAGTTCGATGCACTTTTACTTGAGACGAGCATACGCTGTATTATGTCTCATCTCTCAAAAGTGCCTCCTTTTTTCAAGAGTACATATTAAATATGCACTTTTTTTACATGGCTACAAAATAACGCTTTGGTTTAGTTTTTTGAATGTTCAAATGCTTTTTTCTCACAATCCATGCATGCGACAATGTCGCCACCTTCATCAAATTGATAAATTGATTTCTCTTCAATATCCTTATTTTGAAAGCAAAGATCACAATTGAATTTTCTTTTCTTATCCACTAATTCGTCACTGATTTTCTTAGTTAGTTTTACAGATCCAATTTCTTCATAAGGTTCAATGAAATAGCCTTTCTCTTGTAGAAATTTCGTAATCTCTCGCATATCCTTCCATGCTTCTGTACCTTGACCGAATTGAATAATTACTGTATTCATGGTTCATTCCTCCATTTTTTAATAAAATTCAAATTTTGTCTTACTTTACATCTACACGTGCTTGACTTGCTTCCCGACTAAATTCCCCATAAAATTCTCATTTATTGTAATTTTCTTGATATAATTCCCCATAGAGGGGAGGTGTAATTAATGAAAATAACTAAGCTTTCAGAAAAACTACTAAAATACATGGTAACTGAGTATAAAAACCATGGGACAGATATGTTCTCTTTTGAAACATTTAAAGAGTTGTACCAAAATGAGACTGATGATTTTATTTCGAAAGCACTCTATCGTTTGCGAGATGAAGATTTAGTCTCTGTGTATGCAGCAGACAATGTTGCCTATAACACTGTCTTACTTCCACAAGGGATTGCATATTGTGAAGAGAATAATTCTCTTAAAACCGGATACAAATTTGCAAAAGAAGCAAGATCATGGTTACCTTAATCAACAATTATCCAATCATCAGCAATTAAATCATCTGCGCAGGGATTCCACGCCCTGCGCGGTTTAAATTCGTTAGGATAAATTGGATAATTTCCACACAACTCATACGTATTTGTTGGCTTAATCTTGACCTTAAAGGTCTTCATAAAGTGTAATCGTGAAATAAATTTATTTTGTTCCATCGCTAACTTAGTAGCTTCTTGTATATTCATTATTTTCCCACCTCGTTTTATTTAAACTTCTTCGTAATCGTTGTTTGTGTATGAGACACTTTTCCCTTTACCCAATATAAGACTTGCTGTCCGTAGCCGCTCTTTGGGGGTTCTTCAAAGTTGATTTTTCCATCCACCACAATGTAAATGCCGTTTGTTTTCATGTCTATTTCTCTTTTCATCTATGCCTGTTCTCCTTTGCATTGGCTTGTCCATTTTAGGAAATGCATGTGCTCTCTTGATAAAAATGCCCTTAGTCCAGCTCCATAATTTCTTTCAATGTTCGATTGGACACATATACTTTAATGATTTGAATTCTCCCGTATGTTTCTACCGCTTTTTCTTTTGCTTCAGCCTCTGTATTCACTTCAAACCAACGTAACTTCTGTTTTTCATCTCGGTCAAAAAATTCTACTGCATAGGTAGGTGTTACTGAATGATTAGAGAGGAATTTCTCAGCCGTACTATGCGCTGTATAATCCATGTTTCCTACGATATCTTCAAAGGTTAATTGTTCCATACACTCAACTCCATTCCCACAAAATGATTGATTTCTCCCCTTTACCGTCTATAACTTTCTCCCTCGACTTCAATCAAATAGTGATTTGCCATCCCTAGCAATCTATCAGCAGCTGCAAACCCAATTTTTTCAGGTAAGGTATATTCATCTTCATTTGAGCTAAAAATGATGGGCGCTTTACGCTTATATCGCTCATTAATGATTTCGTAGTACATTTCTTCACGAGATTCTGTATGTTTGCTCTTACCTAGATCATCCCAAACCAGCACATCCGCATACTCTACGACTGTATGGAGCTTTTCAAAGTACTCCTTTTTATCATCACGCTTTGCTGACATAATCTCTGTCATAAAAGTGACATCACTTATACAAACTACTCTGCACCCTCTCGGTTGTGCATTTACAATGTCTTTATTTACAGTTTGAACATTTTGTATAATCCACCTAGCAGCTGCTATTTGTAGATGCGTTTTACCTAATCCGTAATTGTTGTGAAGTTTCATTTTCTCAACCCGTTCATTGATGGATAAGGCTTTTAACCTTCCCTCGCCATATGTAGCGATATATCCAAAGCTATTGCGCTTCGTATCCCTGATTTCATTAAACTTTTTTAAGTATTCCATCATGCTGTTAAACATTTTCTTTTGCATATCGGTATGACGAATATAATTTTTAAAACGTGCTTCTTCAAATTCTTCTGGTATCATTGCATTTTTCAACCTTGCTATTTCAGATTGTTTCTTTTGGCAATCACACATTCTACCTGTCCATCCATTTAAGATCATTCCCGTTCCACTGCATAACGGACAGGTATCATTAAGCGTCTTCTCCGAGCCATTCAATGTTATTTTCATATTCTTGTTGTGATTCCTCTCGTTCCTTGTCTGTAAGTTCTCTCCACTTTTTTGTTGGTTCTGGCAATTTTTCATAGCCCTCTTTTGCAAATCTGCCATGACTTCCGCTATGCTTGCGAATCTGCTCATTTTTCTTCACCTCGTGTTCTTCTTTGGCTTCAATTACTAACCTGTCCCATTGCTTTCTCAACTTACTAGGTGACAATATATTTTTTTTCCAGAAGGAATGATCCTGAGACCATTCCAAGAGATACACAATTTGTTGATTTGTTTTCTTGTCTCTTTCGCGAATTAAGCGGAATTCATTGGCCCACTTCTCGAAGTTCGGCTCTTTATGTTCTGGATTGGTTTCTAAAATTAACTGGAATAACAATTTGGCATGCTCCATGTCGCAAGTTTCAAACTTGTGACAAGAAGTCTTTTTATTTGTAGTAATCTCTGTAGTATTCTCTGTAGTAATCTTTGTATTTGTCCCACGTTTCAATGTAGGAGCCTCCTCCGTTTTAGCGTGGGAGCCTCTCTCATTAGAATGTGGGAGGGTGTCACTTTCTAGCGTGATAGGGTCTTGATATAAGATAGAAACTTTTTCGATGTTCTTCACAATTGGTTCCACATACATAACGTTGTTATGCCTAGTTCCGTTAACTATGATCGTACGAAATTCAATTGCAATTAATTCTCTTTTTACTAAGTATTTGCATGCTTCTTGTACTTGTCTTTTGGTAAAACCAAATGAATCAGCCAATTGTTGATAACTTTTTTGAAGTTTGTCTGCTTTAAATTTTTGTTTATATTGGATTTCATTTGTTCTTTCATCCTTTATTTCAGTTGGTTTATACCAATAAAAAATTTCGCTAAGTATTGTAATCGCAACCATATAGGGCTTGCCATTTTCTAAAGTAAGGTACTTAAACCAGCCCTGGTCTAAAGTGTTACCTTGCAGGTTTATTCTTGCGACTTTTATTACATTGGTATTCATTCCAGTCACCCTTCTCTATCTAACATTTTTTCAATATATCTTTACTGCTAGGGTATTTGATATTTCTCAACAAAAAGATTTAATATTTTTTATTTTCGATCTTTTATTTTTCACTTTTTCCTGTTAGAATGATGAATAAGTTATATTCTTTCACGAAATACCCTGACTTTTGACCTGCTATAACAGGTCTTTTTTTGCATCTCGTACGCAACATGTGTTATGATGACATCACATGTGTTTCTATTAGATCACCAGCCCCAACTGGTGGTTTCTCTTTATCATTCTTTTCCCCAAGAAAAAGGATTTTTGTTTGATTGGCTTATAAGCTGGATTCATCTTTAAAAATGCCCGTGTCTTTCTTGTTTGAACAGTAGATTTTTTCATCTCTAATTTTCTAGCTATTTCTTCTGTGGTATACCCTTCACCGACGTGCAGAATAATTGACTTTTCTTGTTCTTCAAGTACACTCGTCACTTCTTCAAATTCAATGGATAATATCGCTTCTTTTTCCACATCAATAGGAGATACTGCATAAAATTCTTTTACTGTTTCCTCATCTCGATGCAAATCAATCGAATGAATATTCATTTTATTCCGTTCCTCATGACCAACTCGTCTGCTTATCTTAAAAGGAGTCCCTTTCAAGTGAAGCTCATCACTCATTGCCCATTTCATGCCTTTCATCACGTATGCATTGAATGTATCTACTCTCTCTGGATCATAATTCATACAATGCTCCCATAAATACAGATGGCCAACTTGTATTAAATCATCCAAATCCATATTGTTTATTTCTGCAATCTGCCCAGCTCTTGCGATACTTCCAAATTGTTGCTTGATCGCTGCAATCACTAAATATTTCTTTTCTTCAAATAATTCTTCTGCTGTCATTTTTTTACCATCCCTTCTTGTTTTTAAATATAATAGTTTGCTATACAATGTACCCTCTCCACGGCTGAAGCATTGATGCCTCTACTTCTTAAATGTTCCACAATCCCTAAAATGCTTTTACGATCCTGTTCAAGTTGGTTATCATATTTTTCTTTCTCACGGTATAGCGCTATAAGCTCCCGTCGAGCCAATCGTGCTTCTTTAATCCAAATGCAAAGTAACAATGGATCATTCTTTTGAATCGCCTCTATTTGTTTCTTTTCACAATGCTGCAAGAATTCATCTAGTATTTGTTTTTTCTGTACATCTTTCTTTAAAACTGATAACGTCATAGCGCTTTCTCCTCTCAAATTCATTCCACATCTTTTGTAAATTCTTTAATTGGTTTATCGAGTGCATAAACAACAAGCAAAAGCCCACAGATCAGAAACCCAGTGATACATACTGAAAAAACACTTTCTTCCATCATAGTTATTTCCTCCTTCCAACTTTTTCACATCTCAGAGAACTTAATTTGAGAGTTTACTATATTAATTTTCTCACTCAGCACAATAGGTAACGTATACTCTCCAACAATCTTTGTTGCGAGTGCCAAATGACCACGTTTAATTGCTTTATGGCTTGTTACTCCAAATTCACGATATAACTGATTATAGATATCACGGTAGACCTTACCTCTAATCCCCGCATGTTGGTACGCATTAGACTGTTTACCACCTAATAGCGCAACGCCATGACGCTTGACTGCATTTGATATTTCATCGCATTCTACAGCAAATAACGGCGCATTTTCTCGTAAGTCTTTGACATCTGATTTGATGTGCTGGAGTTCTTGCTTTTGCCCTTCTAGCGCTTCAAAAGTAAGCTTTAAAATACTCATGGGATCTGTAGGTACATGTTGCTGTTTTTTGATGTATTCCTTCATACGTTTAAATTCTTGTATAAATCGAATTTTTGTTTGCACTGCTTCTTTCGTGTTGTACCCAAAAACAACTAATGTAAATGCTTCTTCTGTTAAATTGTACTTGGGATATATTCGACCACGTTCATTTGTGTAAGTTGACTCCTCAAAATTTAGGAGTGAGAATTCTGCTCCTGCATAATCCATTTGAAGTTTAATATCTGATATAACATTATCGTGTCGTTTACCGAAAATCTCAGCAATTGTCAAACTATCCGTTACTACCTCACCATTACTTTCAAATACCAGTTCGTTTGCTACTGTTAATCCATCCATGTAAAGCCCTCCTAAATTTTAATAATGCTTGTCCAGTCCACCACCCTATGCACTTGGAATGATTCGTATTGAGTTCGTATGACGATGTACTAAATGTAATTCATCATCTACTTTCTTAAAGATTAGCCAATTATCAGGATTTAAATTATATGAATTGATATGTATCTTTTCTCTCTTGGTTGGTCTTTTACCATTTTTCATAAATGCTCCTCCCACCTTTTCTGTTTATTTTTCAAACAGCTCGTCCACTGTTGTTTTGAAGTATTTTGCTAGTTTCTGAGCTTCTTTTAGGGTGAAATCACTTTTACCGTGTTCCTTAGCAAAATATGTTCTCGGTGAAATATGGATTAAATTTGCAATTGTTTCTTGCGTCATACGTTGCTCTTTTCGAGCAATAAATAAGTTTTTGTGCATGGATATCATTCCTTTTCTAATTAAATTAGTTTTCAATCATAATCCAACATAAAGTTAACACTGTTAACATGTCAGTTAAAAAAAATCGATGAATAAATCATCCATTGGAATTTTAAAAACTTCCGACATCCCTAATAATTTTGAGGTTGTTGGCTGGATTTTTCCGTTTTCCATTAAATTAACTAAAGAATGACTACAGTTTAATAATTGAGCCAATTCCCTCTGTGAAAACCCCTTATTTTTTCTTAATAAAGACAGTTTCTTCCCATTAAATTTTTTCATTTTCGCCCTCCATCTGTTACCTGTGTTAACATCATACACTAAATATATTTTCTTTGTAAACCCTTTTTATCTTTTTTTTAATATCTTGTTCTTTAAAAAACATTGCTTTGTTATACTTTTTTAGTTATCATAATCAATAGAAAAGTTTAATTCAGTTAACCGGAGGGTGTTAGTAATGGTAACGTTAGGAGAGCGTATAAAGTCTATTCGTACGAAAAAGAACATATCACAAAAAGAACTAGCGGAAGCTTTAAATGTAAATAGGTCTGCGATTTCCTTATACGAAACCAATAGAAAGAGCCCTTCACGAGAGAACACTTATAAAATAGCTACTGTCTTAGGCGTCTCTATCGACTATTTATTGGGTATGCAAACCGACCTTTCACTTGAAACAGAAAAAATAAATTCGGAAACTGCTCATCTCATGAAACGTCTAGACAATATGCCGCAAGAAACAAAACAAAACATTATAAAATTAATTGATGATTTAATTAAAATACACGAAAAAAGCCATGATTAATTATTATTAATCATGGCTTTAATTTTACTAACTGCAAGTATGTATTCTTCATCCTCACTAAAAATTTGTTCTAACATTAACATCTTTTTAATTTTATCTTCAGTGTTTTCCTGTTTAATTTTTTTAACATTTATCTTGTTCATTTGTCTAATCTCTCCTATAAGTAATAATCTCATCACCCATTGTAAATTAGCACCTTTTTTATAATTTTATTACTAATTTTTATAGATGTCTCAAGACTAGCCAAAAAACAAAATGCTTTTTTTTAGCAAAATATATTGACAAATAAAAAAGGCCCACTTTTTCAACTTCACTAAGTGGGTCCATATAATTCAACCGCCTGGTCTAACATCCATATAATTAGTGTATTTATCCAAAACCTTTCCTTCTAATCCCTTATTAGGGACAAATGGCATCATCATTAAAGTTAACATCACTGAAAATATCAATATTCTCTTCTTCAACTTCATTCCCTCCCACTTCTTGTTTATAATCCATCATCCACTTAATTATAGCAGAATCTTCCCCTCTCTTATATAATTCTCTTGCGCTTAGACTGGAAAAAAAGTAATTGCCTTGAGTAAAGAATTGCTGAAGACATTTATGTAAGCTTTCATTAGACATATCTTGCATTGCCTTAAATAACACAATAAAGTCTTCCTTTTCTTTTTGATAAAAAACTTGAGCATATTTGTCGACGTCAGCCAATACACTAGCCGTCCCGTCTGTTTCCGCAGCATAATACATTTCTACCATTTTCATATTATAAAACGCCTCATTCTCGTAGCCCTGATCACCAATCCGTTTAGATAAATTATATGATTCTTTTACCATTGATAAACATTTCTGTTTATTTTCAAGTAAATAAGACATGCCAATTATATATGATGCATCTGAAATAGCTTTGATACCAACGTTTGCATTTTTAATAATAGAAGCATATTTTCTTGCCATATCTCTATTATTTGATCGTAGATGTACAGGTGCTAAGACTTCGTATACCTTATAAAAATAGCAATGCTGGAGAAAATCCTTACGTCCACCACTTAACTGTTTGAGTCTCTGCTCTATTTCTTTGCCAATCCCAATCATCATTGGAAACTCTTTAGAAAAATAGTAACCATAGCATTTCATAATGCTAATTAATATTCGCAAACAACAATCTGTAGGTTGTCGTAAGTTATTTATTTCTTCAATCAGTGATTCCCCATCAATCTGCCTTAGCATGTATTGATACAGTATTTCGTAAACATCCACAAACTCCTGAATACTTCCTTTATCTTTTCGATATTTTCCTATCAAACGTTTTAACAATTCAATATCCCTAGTAATCGAAGCGTACTCAAAGCTTTGTTTGATTAGTTCTGTTGTATCAACTTTCAAGCAGAAATCACGCATTATAGTTTTGTAGTTTTCATCCGGCAACGTTAATACTTGCGACAATTTCAAGAGACTACAAAAACTAATTGTCCCACTTTTTTTGAACTTAGACATATATTGAGGACTTACTCCAATAGCCTCAGCAACACTCCCATATGTTAGCTCAGGGCTATTGTCAATTAATTCACAAATTTCAAGGTGTAGCGGCTTCAAAGTATTCTTCCCTCCATCCGGTAACAT